CTCTTGATGTATCACACGGTGTTACACCTGATGCTCCTAAGCGTGTGTGGCTCTAATACCTATATAACAAAGGGTTGATATAATGGCTGAGGCAAAGAAGAAGGATTCACGTCTAGAGCGTGCAGGTGTATCAGGCTACAACAAACCTAAGCGTACACCAGGCCATGCTAAGAAGTCACACGTTGTTGTGGCTAAAGTAGGTGACCAGATTAAGACTATCCGCTTTGGTGAGCAAGGAGCTTCTACAGCCGGTAAGCCTAAGTCTGGTGAGTCTGATAAGATGAAGAAGAAACGTGCTAGCTTCAAAGCCCGTCACGGTAAGAACATCGCCAAAGGTAAGATGTCTGCTGCGTACTGGGCCGACAAGGCGAAGTGGTAATGGCTGCTGTTAAGAAGAAGTCAACTGTTAATGCAGCTGGCAACTACACTAAGCCGACTATGCGTAAGAACCTTGTTGCTAAGATCAAGGCTGGTGGTAAAGGCGGTAAGCCTGGACAGTGGTCAGCTCGTAAGGCACAGATGGTTGCTAAGGAATATAAAGCTAAAGGTGGAGGTTACAAGTAATGAAAGGTGTTAAGCATTTCCTAAAGGATGGTACGCTGTTCACAGGTAAGACCCACAAGCACCCAGACGGCAGTCTTATGACTGGTGCTAAGATGTCTAAGTCCTCTAAGAAGTTAGTCCACCTCAAGGACTTAAGCAAAACCGCAAAGGCTAAAAGCAATGTCAAACCTATCAAAAAGCCAAACAAGCCTAAATAAGTGGACTAAGGAGAAGTGGGGTACCAAGTCAGGTAAACCATCTACCCAAGGTAAAAAGGCTACTGGAGAACGGTACCTACCTAAGAAGGCAAGAGAAGCCCTCTCCGCTAAAGAGTATAAAGCTACTACTGCTAAGAAGCAGAAAGACACTAAGGCTGGTAAGCAGTTCAGCAAGCAGCCTAAGAAGATAGCAGCTAAAACAGCTAAACATAGGGGTAAGTCTTAGATGTCACTTAACTACGGTTCTAAACCAGCTCGTATGCGTTCTGTGTGTGGTCATAACACAGGTAATGCAGTTGAAACAGTATACACTTGCCCACCTAACTGCTGTGCCGAGGTTGTATTTATACATATTGTTAATTGTAGCGTTACTACTAACACAGTTACTGTTGAATGGTATGTTGCAACTGATGCCTCTGCTGCTAATATTTTATCCACTAAGAGTCTTACTTCTACTTCCTCACATGTTAGCCTTAATGACATTAACTTAGTTCTTCAATCTGGAGATAGGATACAGGTGACTCCTACTAATTCTGGTAGCATTGATACGATTGTCACTGTTACCGAAATGTTCATACCCTAATACTTAAAGACTGAGGTAAAAGATGCCATCATCTCCTAATTATAAACGTGATTATAAGCGTGAGCGACAACTACAGTCAACACCAACAGAGCTAGCTAAGAATGCTTCTCGTAAGCAAGCTAGACGTAAACTAGAGGCAAAAGGTATTGTTAGTAAAGGTGATGGCAAAGATGTCGATCACAAGAACGGCAACCCTAACGACAACTCCCTTAAGAACCTTACAGCTAAACCTAAGTCGGCTAACCGTAGTTTTCCACGCAAAGCTAATTCAAGCAAGTATGCTAAAGGTGGTTATGTAACTTGTGGTGCTTCAAACCCTGGGACACAAAGAAAGAAATAACGATGAAGATTAAACTTGCAGAGAAAGACCTTAAAAAGGTTGGGTACGTAGCTACAGCTGACCAGATTGTAAACTCTCGTGGAGATGTCGTAGGTCAAATGGACCCATACGGTGATTTCCAAACTACTGATGAGTTCTTGCTTGGTCTGCTTAATAAACCGGCTGCACCTAAACGTGCCCGTAACGCTAAAGGACATCTTGTAGCAGATGACCCTAGCACCCCTGACATTAATGAAGCTTGGGAGCAGTAACAATGGCTAAACGTGCTTTAACTGAAAAGCAAGAACTATTCCTTGCAGTCTTGTTTGACGAAGCTGAAGGTGATCCTTTGAAGGCAAAGCGCCTAGCCGGTTATTCTGAAAACGTACCTACTTCTTCCGTAACAGCTTCTATGTCGGATGAGATATTTGACTTAACCCGTAAGTTCATTGCACAAAGCTCTACTAAAGCAGCTTTTACAATGTACAAAGTTATGGGTGACACAGATATGCTAGGTGCTAAGGAAAAGATGGCAGCAGCAAAAGACCTTATGGACCGAGCTGGTTTTGCTAAAACAGAGAAGGTAGAGATTTCAGCTAAAGAAGCTGTATTTATTCTACCTGCTAAGAAAACAGAAGACGAATAAGGGTTGACAACCTAAACGATATATGGTATATTAATGGCACGTAAGCAAGCTCCTACATTTAAGACTGTCCTTCCTGAACAAACTTGGTTAATCCCTAAGAAAGGTTTAGACGGAGAATGGTACCCTATTGTAAGGGTAGGAAGACATATTCCTTTTGGTTATGAACAAGACCCTGATGATAAAGACATCCTACAACCAATCCCTTCAGAACTAGAAATGCTAGAACAAGCTAAGAAGTATTTAGCTGAGTATAGCCTTCGAATGGTATCTAGGTGGTTGTCTGAGCAATCAGGAAGATATATCTCACATGTAGGGTTAAAGAAACGTGTCAACATCGAAGAAAAGAGGCGAGGAAAGGCCGATGCCCATCGAGGGTATGCAAGGCGCTTCAAAGAAGCCTCGGAAAAAGCGGAAAAGCTCGACAAAGCAAGACTCGGTGGTCGTGGTACAAGAACCCTCTACGCCGACGAGGACAGTCCCAGCGAGAGCGAAGCCAGCTGATATTGATATACAAGCTGCTCAAGACATTATCTTCTCACCTAACCCAGGCCCACAAACAGACTTCCTAGCTTCGAGTGAGCAAGAGGTTCTTTACGGTGGTGCAGCGGGTGGTGGTAAGTCCTACGCAATGGTAGCTGATCCTGTTCGTTACTTTAATAACCCACAGTCTCGTGGTCTTCTTGTTCGTCGATCAACAGAAGAACTTCGTGAACTTATATCAGTTTCTAAACAACTATACCCTAAAGCAATCCCAGGGATTAAGTTCCTTGAACGAGATAAGACTTGGGTCGCACCTAGTGGTGCTACTCTCTGGATGTCTTACCTAGACCGTGACGATGACGTTATGCGTTATCAGGGGCAAGCGTTCAACTGGATTGGTCTCGATGAGATGACCCAGTGGCCTTCTCCTTTTGCTTGGAACTACATGCGTTCCCGTCTACGTGCAACAAAAGTCTCTGGTCTTCCACTCTATATGCGTGGTACAACAAACCCTGGTGGGCCTGGTCACTTTTGGGTTAAGAAGATGTTTATTGATCCAGCCCCTGCCAACACTAGCTTTCATGCTACTGACGAGCACGGAGAGACGATTCAGTGGCCTAAAGGACATACTCGTGAGGGTCAACCACTCTTTAAGCGTAGGTTCATCCCTGCTAACCTTTTTAACAACCCGTACCTATCAGAAGATGGTATGTATGAGGCCAACCTACTCTCAATGCCTGAGCACCAACGTCGTCAACTACTTGATGGTGATTGGTCTATTTCAGAGGGTGCAGCCTTTTCAGAGTTTAATACTAATAAACACGTAGTCGAGCCATACGATATTCCAAGCAGCTGGGCTAAGTTCAGAGCTTGCGACTACGGGTACGGATCAATGACAGCGGTACTTTGGTTTGCTGTTACTCCTTCTGAACAGATTGTTATTTACCGAGAGCTGTACTGTAGCAAGGTAACAGCCTCCGATCTAGCTGATATGATCTTAGAGGTTGAGCAAGGTGAGAAGATACGTTACGGAGTCCTAGATAGTTCTCTGTGGCATAACCGAGGAGACACTGGCCCCTCTCTAGCAGAACAAATGATTATGAAAGGTTGCCGTTGGCGTCCTTCAGACCGTTCCAGAGGTTCACGTATAGCCGGTAAGAACGAGATACACCGTAGGCTACAAGTAGATGAGTTCACAGAAGAACCAAGAATTGTATTCTTTAACACATGTCGCAACATTATAACTGAACTTCCAGCTCTACCTCTTGATAAGAATAACTTAGAAGATGTAGATACTAAGAGCCCAATCGACCACGGGTACGATGCCCTACGGTACGGCCTTATGACAAGACCTCGCAGTAGTCTCTTTGACTACGACCCTAGCTCTCAACGATCAGGTTTTCAAGCCGCTGACTCAACCTTCGGTTACTAGAAATTACAAGGAATACACATGGACAAGTTTGAAACAGATATTACTGAGATTGATCGAAATATGGAAGAGGTTGATTCTTCCTACTTTGAAGACATTGATGAGGGTGAGACTACGGACACACCTGTAGGATCTGTCGTTTCTTTTGTAGAGGAACGGTTTAGCAAAGCTGAGACAGCCCGTAACGTAGACGAACAACGTTGGGTACGTGCTTACCGTAACTATCGTGGTATCTATGGACCAGATGTGCAGTTTACTAGCACTGAGAAGTCTCGTATCTTTGTTAAAGTAACGAAGACTAAAGTACTTGCAGCCTATGGTCAACTTGTCGAAGTCCTATTTGGTAATAACAAGTTCCCTATTTCTATTGATCCTACAACCCTTCCAGAAGGTATTGCTGAATCAGTACACTTTGATTCCAATGCAGACATGCAAGAGGCTAAGGCTGACTACATGCCTAATATTGCACCTGAGGACACTAAGCTACGTCCAGGTGAAACTATCATGGACTTGACTGAGCGTCTAGGAGGCCTTAAGGCTAAACTAGAACCCGTTATGGATGGTCTTAAGGAAGGCGAAGGTAAGACAGCTACTGAAGTCACAATCCATCCTGCAATGATTGCAGCCAAGAAGATGGAAAAGAAGATTCATGACCAGCTAGAAGAATCTAATGCCTCTAAGAAGCTACGTACAGCAGCCTTTGAGTGTGCCTTATTTGGTACAGGTATTATGAAGGGTCCGTTTGCAGTAGATAAAGAATACCCACATTGGGACGACGAAGGTAATTATAAGCCTCGTATTAAGACTACTCCTTCCTGTGACTCCGTATCTATCTGGAACTTCTACCCAGACCCAGACGCTAACAACATGGACGAGGCTGAGTACGTTATTGAGCGTCACAAGATGTCACGTTCACAGCTACGTGCTCTTAAGCGCCGTCCTTTCTTCCGTGATAATGCTATCAACATGTCCCTTGAGTACGGTGAGTCCTACACTAAAGAGTGGTGGGAACAAGCAATGGAAGACGATGCCACTAACCAATCTACTGAACGCTTTGAGGTCCTAGAGTTCTGGGGTTTTGTAGACCGTGAAGTGCTAGAGGACTACGAAGTAGACATTCCTCGTGAACTACGTAACGCTGACCAACTAAATGTAAACATTTGGATTTGTAATGGTCAAGTTCTTCGTTTGGTTATGAACCCATTTAACCCACAGATCATTCCTTACTACGCTGTGCCTTACGAAGTAAACCCTTACTCCTTCTTTGGTGTAGGTCTAGCTGAGAACATGGACGACACACAGACGCTCATGAACGGTTTCATGCGTATGGCTGTAGATAACGCTGCACTGTCCGGTAACCTTCTTATTGAAGTTGATGAGACTAACCTAGTTCCTGGTCAAGACCTGTCCGTGTATCCAGGCAAAGTATTCCGTCGTCAAGGTGGTGCTCCTGGTCAAGGTATCTTTGGTACTAAGTTCCCTAACGTCTCTAACGAGAACATGCAGATGTTCGATAAAGCAAGGGTACTAGCTGATGAATCTACTGGACTCCCTAGCTTTTCTCATGGTCAAACTGGCGTATCTGGCGTGGGCCGCACAGCTTCTGGCATTAGTATGCTTATGTCTGCTGCTAACGGCTCTATTCGTACTGTTATTAAGAATGTAGATGATTACTTGCTCGGTCCAATTGGTAAAGCCTTCTTCTCCTTCAACATGCAGTTCGATCACGACCCAGAGATCAAAGGTGACTTAGAAGTTAAAGCTCGTGGTACATCATCCTTGATGGCTAACGAAGTAAGAAGCCAACGTTTAATGCAGTTCCTAGGTGTCGTACAGAATCCAGCTCTTGCTCCTTTTGCTAAGATGGACTATATCATCCGTGAGATTGCTGAGTCTATGGACCTTGATCCAGACAAAGTAGCCAACTCCTTAGGTGAAGCTGCTATTCAAGCAGAGATTCTTAAGAAGTTCCAAGAAGCTAACCCACCCGCTATAGACCCGAATGCCCCTCAGGCTCCAGGAGCAGCCCCAGGAGGCCCTGTAGCGTCTGGTGAGGGCCCAGGTAACATTGGAACAGGTTCCGCCCCTGTACCGGGAGAACAGGGCTTCTCAGGCAATACCGGTGGTGCCCCTGAAGCACCTATTCAGTAAAGGTAATTAAATGCAGATTAAAAGACTAGTCAACGATAAGCCTCTGTGGGATTCATTCTGTGAAGAGGCAGACACTAGAATCGACTTCGCACATAAACAAATGGAACAGCTGGTTGATCCTGCTGATCTATATCGCCTTCAAGGTGAGATTAAAGCACTACGTAGTCTAAAACAACTGCGTGACAAAGTAAATGGCGCAGATATGGAGACGTTCTAATGGATAAAATGTATGAAGAAGGTGGGCTAGCTACTGATGGTATGGATGTAGACCCAGTGTCAGGGAATGATATTCCTACTGGTTCAAATGCTACAGACGTACGTGATGATGTAGATGCTAAACTATCTACCGGTGAGTACGTAGTACCTGCTGACGTAGTTAAGTATGTAGGTGTTGCTCAGCTAGAGAAGCTAGTAGACAAAGCTAAAGCAGGTCTTGAAAAGATGGATGATGATGGCCGTATCGGTGGGGAACCAGCTACCGACGTTGAAGAAGTAACCCTTGGCGGTGACCTTAGTGTCCTAGACGGTTACGCTACAGGTGGTATGGTTGCTGGTACTGACATTGATGGTATTATTAATCGTGTTAAAGCTGCTGCAATGAAAGACCCATCTATTATTAATATGTTGAAGGCTAAAGGTATCTTTGTACAAGAGCCTCAACCACAAGGTCAGCTACAACAACAAGCTATGTCACAAGGCGCAGTACCTGCTCAAGCTGCTCCTCCTTCTATGCAAGGTAAAGCTGAACCAGCTGCTTTTGCTGACGGTGGTTTTGCT